CTCAACAATAGCAGCAGTTACAACCAGTGGTGGTGGCGTTGTCACTACCGCAGACGCATCGGGTAATCTGAACCTGCTCGCGGGAACCACTACGGTAGTTGCTCTGACGACTGCGGGCGCAGCGGTTTCGGGGACGTTTGGTTTAAACGGCAGCACTTCCGGCACTGCAACTATCGTGGCCCCGGCTGTTGCGGGGACGCCGACGCTGACACTGCCAACCCTAACCGGCACCGTAGGACTAGCCACTAGAACGGTTCAGGTCTTTACGTCTGGTTCTGGAACTTACACGACTCCTACGGGGTGCAAGGCTATTTGGGTTCGCTGTGTTGGTGGTGGTGGCGGCGGCGCTGCTTCAGCAACAAATAGTGGCACTGGCGGCGGAAACTCTACGTTTGGGGCTATTACCGCAAATGGCGGCGGTTTCGGCGGCGCTGGTGCGTCTGTGGGCGGCCCCGGTGGGGATGGAGGCAGTAGCACAGGCGCAAATGTTATAAACGGAACTGGTAGTTCAGGTGGCCCCGGCGGTAAAGACGGTGACGGGGCTGGCGGGACTGGCGGTGGAACTTTTATTGGCGGTGCGGGTAAGGGCGGCACATACCAAGCTGCCGGTTCTGCTGCCGCAGCAAATACTGGTGCTGGCGGTGGCGGTGGCGGTGCAAGTGCTGGTGCCGTAAACGCTGCCGGTGGTGGTGGTGCTGGTGGTTATGGCGAGAGTCTTATCAGTTCCCCGGCAGGAACTTACTCATACGCCGTTGGCGCTGGCGGTGCTGGCGGTGCAGCCGGAACGTATGCTGGCGGTGCTGGCGGGTCTGGGATAATCATAGTAATGGAGTCCTACTAATGCAAACCTACGCAATCATCAAAGGCAACTTGGTTGAGAACATCATTGAATACGACGCTCAACCTAGCACGCCACCACCGGGTTTTGACGAGGGCTATACTGCTGTTCAAGTGGACAGGGTAAGCCCCGGTTGGCTGTATGAGAACGGAGTATTCGTAGACACCACACCTCCTGTTGAGCCTATGGTCATGCCTAAAATGCCTACTCTTGCTGAGCAAATCCTCGCAAGCCCTGCTGACCTTGCAGCGCTTAAAAAGGCATTAGGCTTGTGATGGAAAAAGAACTCCAAAAATACTACGAAGAGCGATTTTCCATGATGGGAAGCGTTGGCTGGAAGGATTTGACTATCGACATTGAAAGTATGATAGATTCCCTCAATAACATTGGTTCAATTACAGACGAAAAGACTTTGCATTTTAGACGAGGCGAGATGTCTATACTGATTTGGCTGAAAAACCTTCGTGGTGTCAGCGAACAGGCATACGAGGAATTAAATGCGACGAATGTATGAATTTGTCTGCGAAAGCGGGCATTTAACGGAAAGTCTGGAGACTTACGAAGTCAAAGATTTACCGTGTTGGTGCGGCGGGAAATCCAGCCGCATCATTAGTGCAGCAGCGATTAGCTTGGAAGGGTGGTCTGGCCATTTTCCCTCTGCCCACGGCAGATTTGACCGGATTCATCGTGAAAAGCTGAAAGCAGAACGCAAGGCCAGCGCGTAAGCGTTGATTATTTAAACCCGCAAGTCGGGATAAAGAATGAACTCATAAGCAACTTTGCCGAGTTATTCTCCTACTAGAAAGGTAAAACGTATGTTGATTGACAAAGAACAAGAGGCGCTAGGCGAACTCGAAGTAGAAGAGCAAAAATCCGAGCTTTCCGCAAAACCTGAACTTCCTGCTAAATACCAGGATAAAAGTTTAGAAGAAGTTGTGCGGATGCACCAAGAAGCTGAAAAGCAGATTGGCAAGCAAGGCCAGGAATTTGATGAAGTCAGACGATTGGCTGACGAGCTGCTTAAGCAAAACCTCAGTTCCAAGCAACAACCTACAGAAGCAGAGCCGGAAGTAGACTTTTTTGAGAATCCGCAAAAGGCAGTTCAGGCAACGATAGACAAGCATCCAGATGTTCTTGCTGCTCGGCAAGCTGGGCAAGATTTTAAAAAGATGCAGATTCAACAGAAGCTATCAAAAGAGCATCCTGATTTCAGTCAGATCGTGAATGAAACAGGGTTCCAAGACTGGGTGAAACTCTCGCCCATTCGACTGGGACTGTATGCAAAAGCTGATGGTGACTTTGATTACGATTCGGCAAATGAATTGCTGTCCACTTACAAGGAATTGCGTGGCGTAAAAGCTCAACAGTCCGAAAAAGCGTCTGACGCTACCAGGGCAAAGAGCATGAAAGCCGCACAAGTAGATATAGGTGGAAGTGGCGAAAGTACCAAACGAGTTTACCGCAGGGCAGACCTGATACGGCTCAAGATGAATGATCCTTCCCGATACGATTCGCTGAACGATGAAATACTCGCAGCGTACGCAGAGGGAAGGGTTCGATAACTTACCCTTTTTGGAGAATTACAAATGGCATATCCTACCCCGCAAGTAACTAATACCACCGCAGCAACCTTTATCCCTGAGATTTGGTCTGACGAGATCATCGCCGCCTACAAGAAAAATCTTGTGATGGCGAACCTTGTTATGAAGATGAATTTCAAGGGCAAAAAAGGCGATGTGATTCACATCCCCGCACCGACCCGTGGTTCTGCTTCGCTCAAGGCATCGTCTACCGCAGTCACGCTGATTGCTGATACCGAGTCCGAAGTGCAAGTTTCTATCAACCGGCACTTTGAATACAGCCGTTTCATCGAGGACATCACGGAAGCACAAGCACTGGCCTCGATGCGCCAGTTCTACACTGCTGACGCTGGTTATGCTTTGAGCCGCGCTGTAGATACCGACCTCATTAACGTGGGTCGTTCGTCCAACGGTGGCGCTGGCACCAATGCTTATGCCACTGGTGCTTTCATCGGCGGCGATGGCACGACTGCTTACGTTGCCGCGAGCAACAACGAAAGCGCACTGACTGATGCGGCCATTCGTCGCACCATTCAGCGTCTGGACGATAACGACACTTCGATGGATCAGCGTTTCTTTGTTATTCCCCCGTCCAGCCGAAACACGCTGATGGGTCTTGCCCGTTACACTGAGCAAGCGTTTGTTGGGAATGGCAATACGATCCGCAACGGCGAAATCGGCAACCTGTACGGCATCCCGGTCTTTACGACCAGCAACGCAGACACGACATCTGGTTCGGCTGCTGCGCGGGTGTGCTTGATGGGGCACCGTGATTCAATGGTGCTAGTCGAGCAAATCGGTATCCGTTCGCAAATCCAGTACAAGCAAGACTACCTTTCGACGCTGTTTACCTCCGACACGCTGTATGGTGTTGCCGGTTTGCGTGTTGCAGGGACTGTCGGCGCGGCTAAGTCTGCTTCGCTGTTTGCTCTGGTTGTTCCGGCCTAAACCAACTCCCCCCAGAAATGGGGGGTATTCTTTCAAGGAGTTAAATTATGGCTGCAGCAACTGCAATTACTGCGCGGCGTGGTAATGACCAATTCAGAGGTCTGTTTTCAGACACCTGGTCGGTTAGTGCAACGCTCAACGCATCATCTTTGACTGACGGCACTGGTGAGACAAACACTATTGCTGTTCCCGGTGTTGCCCTTGGTGACATTGTGCTGAATATTAGTATGGGTGTTGATGTTTCAGGCATCAGCATCACTCCGTATGTCAGCGCCGCAAATGTGGTGTCAATTCGTTTTCAAAACGAATCTGGCGGCACGTTGGACTTGGCAAGCACTACCGTTAAATGTGTAGTTGTCCGTCTTGTATAAACAATTGGGGGGCTTCGGCCCTCCTTTTGTGAGGTAAAAAAATGGCAACTTTCCGTTGTTTACAGTCTGGTAATACCGTAACTTTTACGCAGCCGTATGACATTGACTCGATGCGTGGTCATGCAGGATATGTAAGAGTTGATGTAGTTGATGAGAAGCCAGAGTCTCCAGAAATAAAACCTCTGCCCATGATTGCACCTTCTAAAAAGAGAGGGCGGCCACGTAAGTTTACAATTTAGGAGTTAATAAAATGTACGGTAAAGCACCTAAAATGTCTCAGAAAAAAGCCATGCCTGTAGCCATCATGATTGCTGTCGGCAAGCCAAAGGCTATGCCCAAGAATGGCAAAAGCACCGCTAACAAAATGGAAACCAAAGCCAAGCGAGGAAAGTAATGTCAACCTTCCAGCTTGATCCTAATACTGAGCTGATATGAAAACTCCAGCACAAAAGAAGATTAGCAAGGTGATGAAAGAGTTTGGCGCTGGTAAATTGACCACTAATAAAAAGGTTGTCAAAGACCCAAAGCAAGCTATTGCAATTGCTTTGTCAGAATCTAGAAAGAAAAAATGAAAGCTAAAAGCAAAGTCAACGAAGCCGGGAACTATACCAAGCCGACTATGCGGAAGGCTTTGTTTGAGAGCATCAAAGCTGGCACAAAAGGCGGTGATCCTGGTGAATGGTCAGCCAGAAAAGCACAGTTGCTGGCTGTACAATACAAAGCTAAAGGTGGAGGTTACAAGACATGAGCAAAACTAAAACTCACTATCTGCCAAACGGAAAACCGTATACTGGCGCGACGCACAAAGTTGGGGCTACTTTGATGACGGGCGCTAAACACACAGCGCAGAGCAAGAACCTTACGCATACTTTACCTAAGAAAAAATGAAAGACCCGCAGAAAAGCCTGAAGGATTGGGCAAAAGCTGACTGGCGTACTAAGTCTGGTAAGCCTTCGTCCGAGACTGGCGAACGCTACCTACCTGACAAGGCTATAAAATCCCTGACTTCGGCTGAGTATGCGGCGACCACAAAAGCTAAAAGAGAGGCTACAAAGGCGGGAAAGCAGTTTTCCAAACAGCCCAAAAAGATAGCAGCAAAGGTAAAGGCTTACAGATGAAAACCCCGGCATGGCAGCGCAAGGAAGGACAGAATCCCAAAGGTGGGCTGAATGCTGCCGGGAGAGCCAGCCTGAAGGCCGCTGGCCAAGACATCAAAGCGCCGGTGAAGTCTGGAGACAACCCGCGCAGGGCATCGTTCCTAGCGCGAATGGCGGGCAATCCCGGCCCTGAATACAAAGACGGTGAACCCACCAGGTTGCTGTTGAGTTTGAATGCGTGGGGGGCTAGTAGCAAAGCAGATGCCAAAGCCAAGGCCAAGGCAATTAGCGCAAGGAACAAAAAATGACTTATCTACAGCTAATAAACAATGTGCTGATTCGACTGCGTGAAACGCAAGTATCGACTAACAACGAAACGGATTATTCGACGTTGATCGGCCTGTTTGTGAACGATGCAAAGCGGCAGATTGAGGATTCTTTTAGCTGGAACGTCTTAGGTAAGACTGTGACGATTACCACGGTAGCAGCGACCTACATCTATTCCATGACGGGCGCTGGACAAAAGTTCCAAGTGCTAGATGCAATCAACACGACTTCAAACATCGGTATGCAAAACATCAGTTTTGTAGAGATGAATCGCTATCAAAATCTCGTTCCCACTACAGACGGGCTTCCGCAGTATTATTCATTCGATGGCGTAGATGGAAGCGGCGACACTAAGGTAGTGCTGTTTCCTCGCCCTGATGGAGTTTATAGCGTACCGTTTTCTTTAACTGTGCCGCAAGCTACATTGTCAGCAGATGGTACTTCGGTGCTTGTCCCTGACTTTCTAGTTGTCCAAAACGCTTATGCGCGGGCGCTGGTGGAGCGTGGTGAAGATGGCGGCCTGAGTTCATCCGAGGCGTATCAGCTTTACAGAGGTATGCTGGCTGACCAGATCGCACTAGAAGGCACTCGTTATCCAGAGAACCAAGAGTTTTTAGCAATATGAGCCAAGCCCTCCAAACGGCCAGCATTTCAGCCCCGGGTTTTTTAGGGCTGAATACGCAAGACTCGCCTACGGATTTGGCGGCAGGCTTTGCTCTGATTACAACGAATTGCGTCATTGACCAGTTTGGACGCATCGGCTCACGTAAGGGCTGGTCAAGAGTCAACGCATCTTCCGGTACACTTGGAGCAAATAATCCTGGCGTGATCCATGAGCTGGTGCAAACTGATGGCACACTGACCATCCTGTTTGCCGGGAATAACAAGCTATTCAAGCTGGATGGTTCAAACGCAGTGGTTGAACTGACGTATGGGGGCGGTGGAACTGCACCGACTATCACGGCCAACAACTGGGCTTGTGCGTCTCTTAATGGCATTACTTACTTCTTCCAAACAGGCTTTGACCCGCTGATCTTTGATCCTGCTGTCAGCACTACGACATTCCGCAGGGTTAGCGAAAAGACGGGATACGCTGGAACTGTTCCTGCCGGCAACATTGCAATAAGTGCTTACGGTCGCTTGTGGGTGGCAGATACTTCCACAGACAATACGACTGTATTTTTCTCTGATCTGCTGTCTGGTCATGTATGGACTGGCGGCACATCTGGATCGCTGAATGTCAATCAAGTGTGGCCAAACGGCGCAGATAACATTACCGGCTTGGCAGCACACAACAACTTCCTGATTATCTTCGGCCAGCGTCAAATCCTTGTTTATTCTGGTGCCACTACACCTTCGACAATAACGCTGGCAGACACTGTGGCGGGTATTGGTTGTATTGCCAGAGACTCTATTCAAGGCACAGGCAAGGATGTTTTGTTTTTGTCTAATTCTGGTGTCAGATCATTTGCTCGGACGGTGATTGAGAAGTCTGTCCCTATTGGCGACTTGTCTAAGAACGTTCGTAGCGACCTGATGAACACCATTGCCGGTGAAACGCTTGCGAACATTAAGTCTGTTTATTCTGAAACTGAGGCTTTTTATCTTCTTGTGCTTCCGTTTGTCAAAGAGGTGTATTGCTTTGATACTCGCGGCCAGTTGCAAGATGGAGCTTTCAGGATAACGACATGGGATTCAATAGACCCATCGGCGCTATTGTCGAGGCGCAATGGTGATCTGTTTCTTGGCAAGACTGGTTATGTTGCAAAATATACCGGCGCAAAAGACGACACGGTGTCATATCGCTTTCAGTATTACACCAACCATGCTGACTTAGGTAATGCTAATGTAACCTCTCTACTCAAACGGCTGAAGGTGGTTGTGATTGGTGGCACCAATCAATTTTTAACAATGAAATGGGCGTTCGATTTCACAACAAACTATCTGTCAGCCAACGCTCAAATACCGACGCAGAAAGTTAGCCAATACAACATTGCCGAATACGGCGCAAATGCTACAGTAGTATCAGAATACGCAAACGGCGTGGCTTTGCAGACTTTAAGTGTGTCTGCAAGCGGAAGCGGTAAAATCGTGCAGACTGGTTATGAGGCAGATATAAACGGGTCTGCGCTATCTATTCAACGTATCGAGATTCAATCGAAGGACGGGAAAACAGTATGAGTAATTATGTTCAGAGCACCAACTTTGCCACTAAAGACGCGCTAACCTCTGGCGACCCGCTGAAGATTGTTAAGGGTACAGAGATCAACACCGAGTTTGTGAATATTGCGGTGGCCGTGGCGACCAAGGCTGACTTGGCATCGCCTACGTTTACGGGAACTCCAACGCTGCCAACTGGAACTATTGGGACTACGCAATCATTTGGTAACAGCACCACAGCCCTTGCTACGACTGCATTTGTGCAGGCGGCAATGGCGGCTCTGCATCCTGTTGGTTCGATCTATATAAACGCGACCAATGCTACTAATCCAGGAACGCTTTTAGGTTTCGGCACTTGGACAGCATTCGGTGCGGGACGAGTTCCTGTAGGCTTTGACTCTAGCAATGTTTTATTTGATACGGCTGAAGAGACTGGCGGCAGTGCAAATGCTACTTTGCCAAGCCATACGCATACTGCAACAGTTACTGATCCTGGACACTTTCATACTTTCCCTTTTGATCCGAATGCAACAACCGCAGTAAGTGGTGGAACTGCGTGGAGCGCCGCCGTTACAAATACAAGCACAGCAGTTACCGGAATCACTGTAGCCAACAGCACAGAAGGCGCAAGCGCGACAAACGCTAATTACCAGCCTTACATTACAGTTTATATGTGGAAACGCACAGCGTGATTACTCACCACTTTAGTGATGGTCTTTACGCAAAAGAGTCGCGGTTTAGCGCAGGCATGGCGATCTTGAAGCACACGCATGACTTCAGTCACTTGTCTATTCTTGCTCATGGCAAGGTCGCTGTGATGAAGGGTGAGCAGGTAGAAGTGATTGAAGCACCAGCTTGCGTTGAGATTAAGGCTGGTTTGACACATGGCGTGAAGGCTTTAACGGATTGCGTGTGGTTTTGTATTCATTCTACTGACGAGAAAGACCCGTCTAAAGTAGATCAAATTTTGATTGGAGTTTAATATGCCAGCATCGTGGATTTCGGCGGGTGCGTCCTTACTCGGCGGTTTGATGGGTAGCAGTTCCGCAAAGAAAGCAGCACAAATACAAGCTAATGCTCAGATAGAAGCAGCACGAATGGCGGCTGAAGAAGCTCGATTCCGTCCCGTAGGAGTCACAACGCGTTTCGGCCAGTCGCAGTTCCAGACAGATGCAAACGGTCGAGTCAGTGGCGCAGGCTACACGCTAGACCCTGCCTTTCGTGCCTATCAAGATCGCTTCATGGGGCTGGCTGGTGGCGGGTTATCGCAAGCTGAGATGGCGCAGCAGCAGTTTGCACCTTTGGAAAGGGCCGGACAGGGTTTGTTTGACCTTGGTAATAAATATCTGGCTACGTCTCCAGAAGAAGCTGCGGCGCAATACATGGCTAGTAAGCAGAATCTTTTGGCTCCGACCCGTGAACGTCAGTTTGCTCAACTGCAAAACCAAGTGTTCCAGACTGGGCGTGGTGGATTGGCTGTAGGAGCCACAGGATTGCGACCAGGTGGCGGTCTTGGTTTCCGCGCAGCAAATCCTGAGATGGAGGCATACTACAACGCGATGGCACAGCAGGACGCCGAATTGGCAGATCAATCAATTGAGGCCGGGCGGAGGCAAACAGCGTTCGGTGCCGGTCTGTTTGGCACAGGCGCAGAACTGCTAACTGGAGGCTACAGAGGTCAAGCTGCTGCGCTTGGTCCTTACGAGGCTTATCTGGCGCAGATGCGACAAATTGAGGCTTTAGGCCAAGACCCATTGAACATCGGCATCAACATCGGTGCAAAGGGGCAAAGTACAGCAGGCGCACAGGCGTTATATCAAGGAGGCACGGCATCTGCTCAAACAACTGCCGGGGCTAATGCTTATAATCCATTTGCTCAAATATTGATGCAAGCCGGTCAGAATCCTCAGTTTAAATCTGGGCTTGAGAAGTTGCTTAGTGGAGGTAGTGAGAGCTACGGAAATATCGCAGGAAGTGGATCTCGCGGGTATATCGATCCTATAGCTTATGGGAGCAATTATGGCTGAAATTGTCCAATCCTTGTTCGGCTTAACGCCGGAAATGTATCAACAACAGCAGCAGGATAAAGCTGGTGAGCGAGCTTTGCGGTTTGCTGAACTTACACCAATCCAGCAAGCCAACTACGCCATAGGTCGCGGTGCTTATGGCTTGGCTGGTGCTATAGGTGGGGCGCTTGGTGGGACAGACCCTGAGCTGCAACGGCGCACAGTAAGCCAGCAAATCCTCGGCATGATTGATCCTAACCGGCCTGAGACATTCGACCAGGCAGCGCAGATGGCCAGAGATGCTGGTATCCCGCAGCTTGCGTTTGGGCTGCTGCAAGAATCAGATAAATACAAGCAGCAGGCATTTGCCCGCGCAGAGCAAACGCGTGCCCGATTAGAACAAGAGCGTGTTTATAAAGCAGCGGAATTGGCAAGACTAGAAGACCTCAAAGCGCAAAAAATTGCGGAGGGTGCGTATACGCCTGAACAACAACCGACTGTGATGATCGATGATAAAGGTCAGCCGGTAACGATAGCCGCGCAA